ATTATCTTTACTAGTGATAAAACTCAACAAGACCCAGCAGACTGGGTGTTAGAAGCTGCTAGAGAAGGTAAATTTAAAAAGAATACCAAGATGGTACACGCTACTTCAGTTGCTCCGATTGACTTATACAGCGATGAGTATAAATGGTTGGTAGATGCTAAAAATTAGACTGAATAATTATGAAAAAGGTCTAAAAGCACTAAAAGAAAATCAAAAAGCAACTAAGAGCCCTAGCGTATGGGCACAGATTGACGAGGAAATTAAACATTTCGAGTCAATAATTGAGGACTTAAAATGTCAAATCAAGAAAAATTCTCAGGAGACATGAGCCGTAATGAAGTTGAGATAGACCTTAACAAATTCATGGCAATGGTTTCAGAGATTGGAGAATTGAAAGAAAAAATAAGAGAGTTGGAAAATGAGAAAGAGCCAGACAATCCATATCAAAGATGGATATGGCTTTCAAATATGATTGACGCTTGGAGAATATTCCCTAGAGCGTTTTTGAGTATTTATATATTCTTACTCTATTATTCTACAATGTGGTTTATGGCACTACCAGACCCTACATTGGAACAATCAGGGTTGATTTCGGTTATAGTTGGAGCAGGCGCAGCTTGGTTCGGTCTATATGCAGGAACAGCAAAAGATAAAATTAATAGTAAGTAGTATAAGTGATAGACATATTTGATAATACATTGATGGAAGATACGAGAGAGCAGTTATATATGTTCTGCACAACCACAGATTATCAAATAGGGTGGAGCGATAACTCAACTTTTGAGACTCGCCAATACCCTTGTCTACACCATACTCTATCCGCGAAAGAATGGAAAGAAACAAATTTCATAGAAAGCATAATCAACACAGATTTAGTAAACGCATTGGACGGACTAATATTTGATACAGCTACTATAAATCTTTCTTTCCCTTCTTCAATCCAATTCCCTCATACTCATGGGGGCAGCACAGTCCTTGTGTATGATATAAACCCAGACTGGAGAAACGAATACTATGGAGAAACAATCTTTTATGATGATGCGATGCAAGAAGCTACAAAGAGTGTTCTCTACAAACCAAATCGTTCAATACTATTCGATGGTACCACACCACACAGTATAAGACCAGCGTCCCACATAGCTCCCCAGTATAGATTTACTTTGGGAATCTTTTTCAAACAACCCAACTTTATAGAAGAAGCAAAAAATATTACTTGACACCGCACTTAAAATTTTGTATAATAGTCATATGAATTTATTTTATTTAGACGAAAATTTAGACAAATGTGCCGAGTATCATGTGGACAAACACATTGTAAAAATGCCACTAGAAGTTGCTCAAATACTATGCACTAGCATATGGATTGACAAGTTCTTAGGCTTTGTACCTCGAGCACTCAATAAAGAAGAAAGAGATATACTCAACGAAGAAAAAGCAAAGATAAAACATCTACCCCCAGCAGAAAGACCAATCACACCATATTTACCTATGATGTACAACCACCCATGCACTATTTGGGCAAGGTCATCATTGGATAACCACGAGTGGACACACTGCTATGGCAATGCTTTAAATGATGAGTATAGGTATAGATATGGCAAAGAACATAAGTCCATACATGAAGTAGTAAATAAATTACCAGAGCCAGTAAATATGCAAAGAGTAGGCTTCACAGAATTCGGTCTAGCAATGCCAGACGAGTTAAAAGACTATAGTAATCCTATACAATCGTATCGAGACTACTACCATCTTGACAAAGCTACCTTTGCCAGCTGGAAATACAGAGACAAACCACATTGGTGGAACGAGGATTACGCAGACTATGAGAGTCGTATTACGAGATAAACCTTACTTATCAGTATATTTTCCACCACATTGGACAGAATTACAGATAGACACTTGGTTAGCCAAGTGGTATAAAAACAACAACCAGACACATTAAGGACAGACATGACAGAACAACAAAAATTTAATGACTACGCAAGATTCGTAGACATGACAACCTCAGTGCCTAGTAAAGATACTTCAGCTTTGCAAGACAGACTAGGCAACCTTACTGGCACAACATGGCAGAAAGGAAATGAAAGAGGTGAAGAAATGCAAGTAGCAAGGCTAATGACTTCGGTTATCGGCATGATGGCTGAAAGCGGAGAGTTTGCTGAAGTAGTAAAGAAAAAGATATTTCAAGCAGACACAAAGTTTTCTGATGATGAAATCTTCCACATGAAAAGAGAACTAGGAGATGTTCTTTGGTATTGGGTACAAGGCTGCATAGCTTTAGGATTCACGCCACATGAAGTAATGGACGAAAACATTAGGAAGCTAGAGAAAAGATATCCGAATGGCTTCGAAGTCATTCGCTCAGAAGTGAGAGCTGATGGGGATATTTAGTAGTAAAACTAAAGAAGTAGAAAATATAGACTATAAGTTTAAAGAAGATGAAGTCTTACTAGAACTTAAACACTATATTAACAAAACTTATAGTCAACACTACAGCACAGACAAAATTCAAGCTACTGAGTTTATTATAGACTCAGGGCATGGAGAGGGGTTTTGCATGGGTAATATTATTAAGTATGCAAAGCGCTATGGCAAGAAAGCGGGTAAGAATGACGCTGACTTGCTAAAAATTATACATTACGCTATTATTTTATTAGGGAGTAAGAATGAGAACAATTAGAAAGAAGTCGCATGAGAAATTAGATGATGCTAATCTGAAAAGAGTTTTTGATTTACTCAATGATAATAACCCTATAACTAAGAAAGAAGCATGTGGTATGCTCAACATCACCTACAATACTACTCGATTGAATAGTATTATGAAGGACTTTGATGAAACCATGCAGTATAGGGAAAAGCGTAAATCCCAAAACAGGGGAAAGAAAGCTACTGATTATGAAGTCAAACAAGCAATCGAAATGTTTTTAGATGAAGAATCAGTATCTGGCATAGCTCAAAGATTATATAGGTCTAGTACATTCGTTCGTAATTTATTAGATAGAGTAGGGGTGCCAGAAAAACGCCCTAAAACAGAAAGTGGAGCAGGCTCCAAAGTAGCTTTCTTACCAGAGCAGTGCGTATCTGAGCAATTCGAGCCTGGTGAAAAAGTCTGGTCAGCGAGGTATGACCTCCCTGCTAGAATAGTCAAAGGAAAATTTGAAGAAAAATATGACTGTTGGTGCTACCATATTTATGTGATAGAACTAACAAACTTTGAAACAGAATACTTCGGTTTCATGAAAGAAGGGGGTTTTAACGCTCACCAACTTGCTTACGATTTAGGTAGTCTAAGACATTTAAAGAAATACGATATAGATATCTAAAGCAGTAGGAGTGCACAATGGAAGTATGGACAATAGTGTCAGCTGTGTGGCTGTCATCTTGGGTTATGCTTATGTTTAGAACATATGCAATAATCTCAAGAATGATAAGAACAACACCAGGTGGCGAATTAATAGTGAGATTTAAACATCTCCACGCGGTAATATATGCAGTATGCATTTTCATACTTACACCTTTTATTTGGACTCTAATAATAAATGATGTTCAAAGAAAAGCTTGGTGTGTTACATATGTTGCACAAATTTGCAGGAGCAAAAAATGAATGATAGATTACGAAAAGCATTATTGCTAAAGTATGAAGGCGAGATGGCAGCCGCTGAAGTAAACATAAGAGTTTACTTAACTAACCCTGTAGGAATAGGAGAACATGCCGATATCGTAGGAGCAATTGACGAGCAGGTTGAAATAGCTGCAAACGCTCAAGAGAAAATAGACTATATCAAGAACTTAAGTTATACTTAACAAAAAATAGTTCTTGACATCGCACTCAAAAATCTGTATAATATATATTAATGAGTGATAGATATTACAACCAAATGAGAGACGCGACAGGGTGGTGCCCAGGCATGCCCGAGTTTCTTAAACACAAACGGAGAAGAAGAATGGCTTGGACAGATGAATCAAAGCAAGAAGCAGTAGAAATGTATTTAGAGCAGGAACCAACACCTGAAACTAGCATGGAGATTGTAAAAGACATTGCTGACCACTTAGGTGAAAGCCCTAATGGTGTCAGAATGATACTTACTAAAGCTGGAGTTTATGTCAAGAAGTCACCTGCTACTGGAGCTGCTAAATCTAGCGGTGGTGGTAGTGCAAGAGTATCAAAAGCTGACGCAGCTGAAGCATTGAAAGGTGCTTTATCTGACGCAGGTCAAGAGATTGATGATGACATCATTGATAAATTGACTGGTAAGGCTTCTGTATACTTCACAGGTGTCATCAACAACATCAACAATGGCTAATTAATACTACCCATTACTAAGCGGAAAGAGTTTTCTTAATAGTAATGGAGTATTATAGTGAAAAAAGACGAGTTCGTAAGAGCTGTATCAGATTGTGGCGACGCAATCATAACTTATAGGTCTACAAATAGTAGGAAACTTAAATACAATGTTTGTACCCTAGACTTCGATAACAAGTATATCCAAAGCAAGAAAAATCGTGCTAAGGAAACTAACGATTCAGTTTTACTGTTTTGTTGGGATACTGACAGTTATCGCCTATTACAACCTAAGAATGTTACTAATATACAACCTTTGAGTAGTATATTGAGGAACAAGCGATGAAGTTGCATGAAGCCCCTGAGATGTATGAAAAAGTCATCTCCGAAAATGAAGAGGGGACGGAGCAAGTCAAACTAACCATAAATACTTTTCGTGATGTAGAGTATCTGCATCTACGAAAGTATTACCTTGATTTTGATGGGGACTTCAAACCATCAAAAGACGGGGTAGCAATGAAACTAGACTTTAACAATTCTAAGAATATGTTTGAGGGACTAGTTGAAATTTTATCACTAGCAGAGAGTAAAAGTATTTTAGAAACACACTTCAAAGATATTTTGGATGAAATTTACCTTTCGTGAATTTAGTTCTTGACTTTGCCAGTGATTTTTGATATAATATATAAATGGAAAATTTAAAAGAAGTATTACAGAAAGCAGCGACAGATTACTACAATGGCAATCCAACCATGTCAGATGAACAGTTTGACAAGTTAGCTGAGTACGCTCAGTATGACGAAGTTGGCTTCTCTAGTAGAGACAATCGCATACCGCACGCTTTTCAAATGTATTCACTTCAGAAGATTTTTTCCAACGAATTGGATAAGCAGCCCTTCGGTAATTACAAGGGAGCAACTTTGGTTTCTCCTAAGTTAGATGGTGCTGCTGTGTCCTTAATATATGTGGAGGGACAACTACATAAAGCCCTTACTCGTGGAGATGGTAAGCGTGGTCTGGATATTACAGACAACATGAAATCTCTAGTACCTAATCAATTAGGCGAGTTTAAGGGTGCTTTGTTGCAAATTACAGGCGAAGTAGTTGCTCCCAAAACTATCAAGAACGCTCGAAATTATGCTGCGGGTGCTCTCAACTTAAAAGATACTACCGAGTTTCAAAGCAGAGACTTGCGTTTCATAGCTTATGGAGTGCAAGAATCATGGAATGAGTGCTGGAGTAGAGACATGGAATATCTTTTGCGTTTTGGATTTGATACAGTTCTGTCTAATGACTGGACTGCTTATCCTGACGATGGACTTGTTTTTCGTATAGACAACTACAAGGATTTTAATGCTTTAGGATATACCTCTAAGCACCCTCGAGGTGCATATGCGTTTAAGCAGCGTAATGAAGGAGTTATAACTAAGTTAGTTGATGTTCTATGGAATGTAGGCAAGTCTGGGGTTGTCGCCCCTGTAGCTGTTCTTGAGCCAGTAGAAATAGATGGTGCTACTGTTAGTAGAGCCACTCTACATAATATGAAGTATATAGACGACTTAAATTTAGAAATTGGTTGTTTAGTTGAAGTCATAAGAAGTGGAGAAATTATCCCAAGAATAATGTCAAGGGCAGACTAATGCTGAACGATAAGAAAGACATAATATATAGCAAAGAAGAACAAAAGAATTCTACTAGAATTTTTAAATCAGCAACACCTAAATATACAACAGACTGGTACATTAAATGGATTGCATCAGTATTTGTACTGATAGCAATGTCAATGAGAGGCGTAGCAGGATATCAATTTATTGATTTAAGTTTATCAATTATAGGTATTTTTCTTTGGCTAATAGTATCTTTTATGTGGAATGATAGAGCTTTAATTGTATTAAATGGAGCAGGACTCATTCTTCTAGTTAGAAATTTGGTAGTACAACTTGTCTAAAGGTATATACAACGAAACTTACTTTGAGAATAACCCAGAGGAGCGGGATAGGGAAGGTGTCCTTTATGGAATCGTCCTAGTAAATACAAAGACATTTGAAAGAGAGTGCATTAAGGTAGGAATAGCCAGTGGAAAAGACTGGCGGCACATTATAAAGCGTAGCAGGGGTTTCAAAGGATATGATATTCGTATTCAAAAAGTTTGGAGCAGCACTCTTTATAATGTGTGGGCACATGAACTGTACCTACATGAAATGTATAAGCATGATAAATATGTTCCAATGTTTAAGTTTGGAGGTCATACAGAGTGTTTCAAAATTGATTCGTTGATTCTGCAGGACTTTCCAAAAAATAAATCTTGACATGGAAACTGAATTTTGTTATAATATATAAATAGAAATTAAGAGAGAATACATGAAGCAAATAATCCCGCCAACAAACTGTCCATCTTGTATGACACAGCTTGAGTGGGTAAAAGACCAGCTCTTTTGTTATAACTCCGATTGCTCTGGCAAAACGAGTAAAAAGATTGAGCATTTTGCTTCTACTCTCAAAATCAAAGGTCTCGGACCTCGCACAGTAGAAAAACTAAAGATATACTCTATCTTTGATTTATACGAGCTTCCATTAGAAATAATGATTGAGGCTTTGCAATCCGAAAAACTAGCAGTCAAGTTGCATAGAGAAATAGAAAACAGTAAGCAAGCTGATTTAGTTGAATTACTACCAGCTTTCTCTATAAAACTTATTGGGCGTACCGCCTCAGCCAAGATTTGCTCTAAGATAAAGAACATACTCGATATCAACGAGGATACTTGCGCTGAAGCAGGTCTCGGCCCAGCTGCTACCAATAACTTACTAGATTGGTTAATAGAAGATTTTACCAATGGATATGATAGATTACCTTTTAGATGGCAACAACTAACTAAAATAGAAGAAAAAAGTGCTGACAAAGGAATCGTTTGTATTACAGGTAGACTGAAAAGCTATAAAACAAAAGCAGCCGCTACACAATACTTAGAAACAAAGGGCTATCTTGTTAAAAGCAGTTTAACGAAAGATGTAACTATCCTAGTAAATGAAAGTGGAATTGAATCCGCAAAAACACAAGCAGCCCGAGAAAGGGGTGTTATCATAATAACAAACTTAAAAGAAATATAGGAAACTAAAATGGCATTACCAAAATGGACAGACGAAAGAACACAACAACTTGTGGACTTCGTAGGAAGTGAGTCACCTATCTCACAAGCAACAGTAGCTAACGCTGCTGAAGAATTAGAAACTTCTACAAGAAGTGTCTCTTCTAAGCTAAGAAAAATGGGTCACGATGTAGAACTTGCATCTTCAGTATCAAACAGAACTTTTTCTGAAGACCAAGAAGCTACTTTATCACAATTTGTATCTGACAATTCAGGTCAGTACACATATGCAGATATCGCAGCATCTTTTGAAGATGGAGCATTTTCTGCTAAATCAATACAAGGCAAAATTCTATCAATGGAATTAACAGGCCATGTAAAACCAGCTGAGAAGCCAGAATCTGTTAGAACTTACTCTCCCGAAGAGGAAGCTACATTTACTTCAATGGTAAATGGTGGGTCTTTTGTAGAAGAAATTGCAGAAGCTCTAGGCAAATCTGTTAACTCTATCAGAGGAAAAGCTCTTAGCTTGCTAAGAAGTGGCGATATTAACGCTATTCCTAAGCAAAAAGAAACTAAAGGTTCTAGCAAAGCTGACCCTTTAGCGGAAGTTAGTGATATCGACAGCATGACTGTTGAAGCGATTGCTGACGAAATTGGCAAAACCGTAAGAGGCGTTAAAACAATGTTGACTCGTAGGGGTCTAACTTGTGCTGACTACGACGGCGCTGCAAGAAAAGAAAAAGCATCTAGCTAATTTTTTCTTACTAGGGCAGAGGATTATCTCTGCCCTATTTTTTATTATCTGGGAGGGTAGCTTTGAATCTAACTTCAGCTCTGTTGAAGCAAATTATATCGCAAGAAGATTTTGAGTCTTGGGGCAACCTTAGAATTAATTATCTTTCTGCCGAGTATCAGTCCTTACATAAGGTCATGGATACTCACATTAAAAATTTCAGTAAGCTCCCCTCTTTTGATGACCTCAAACTATCCATTCGTGATAGAAAGCTACAAGAAAAAGTATTCGCAATCGAAGCTGTCGAGGTAGATATCGACGCTTGGGTTTTGCTTGAGTATCTAAAAAATGAGTACACACAAGTAGAAATACTAGATGAATTAGATAAATTTATTGATAAAACTGTAGCTATATCTTCGGCAGAAGAAAATGTAGAAGCAATCCAACAGATTGTTTTAGACATAGGCGATAAAGTAGACCTAAAAGCTCCCGAAGAAAATATGCAGACAATTCCTTTGTTTGACTCCGAGAAAGACCTCAAGAAGTTCTTACCTCTTGGCCTCAATGATGATTATGACCAGACCTTAAAGTTTTCTCCCAGAGACCTTATACTGGTTGGTGGTCGTAGAGGTGCAGGTAAGTCTATAACCTGTTGTAATATTGCTAACAATGTTTATGAACAGGGTAAGAGTTCTATTTACTTTACCATAGAAATGGACAGTCGTTCTATTCTACAAAGAATGTGCGCTTTAGGCGCTCGTATTCCAATCTCTAGGCTTGCTACTAGAAACTTGACCACCGCTGAGTGGGATAGAGTAGCAAACTGGTGGGCAGGAAGGTTTAGTGGTGGAGTCGATTTACTACCAGAATTTAAACACACAAGGGATTTTGATGCATTCCATAATAAACTTCAAACTAAACCATTAAACGATGGTCAACTTGATGTTGTTTATGACCCGATGCTTACTCTTTCTCGTATTCGACAAGAACTAGAAAGCAAAGTATCCCAGCGGGACTATGGAGTTATTGTAGTTGATTACTTAAACCAAGTAAAACGCTCCAATGCTCCTAGTCGCTCAGGACAATATGACTGGACGGAGCAAATTGAAGTAAGTAAGACTCTGAAAAGTATTGCACAGGAGTATGAAATTCCTGTGTTTGCCCCTTACCAAACTGATAGCACAGGTGAGGCAAGATTTGCAAAAGGTATTCTTGATGCAGCAGATGCAGCCTTTACACTTGAAACATGGTCGCCTGAAGATGAGGCAATCACATTCAACTGTACTAAAATGAGAAGTGCTAAAATGGAAGGATTTACAAGTGTAATGGACTGGGAAACATTAAAGATAGGCCCGCAGTCTACAATGAATCCTAAAGATAAAGAAGATATAAAAGATAGCCTATCAACAGGAGAAGATATACATGACGCGATATAATGAAAGCGACAAGCCACATAAATATAAAGGGTGGTATTGGTGTTCGGAGCGTAAAGAGTTTTTTCGCTGGACAGAATTTATTGAGGGAATGAAGAAAAATGACTGAGTACAACGACTTAATAAAGAAAAAAGCTAAACAACTTGAAGCAGAAGAATGGGGAAATCAAGTAAAATACATACACGCTTGTAATGATATACTAGAAGTTGCATACAACAATGGTATTACAAAGTATGAACAAATATCCACAGGTAAAAAATGGACTGAAGGAGAAAAAGAAAAGAAAAAGACACTACTTGAGTCTTTCGGTAAGTGGGTAGCAGACCAGCGTGGCAAGTGATAGAATAGGACAAAAGTCCGCAGAATTAGTAGGAGTACCGCCTTTTGAGATAAGGCAGGTAACAACAGACTTTATATTAGAACAACCTCAAGTTGCGGATAATATAATGCAAGTACCCCTAAACAAAAAACTAATGTATAGTATTAAAGAGAATGGAATTAAGAATCCACATCTTTGTATGAAGCAGTGGTACCCACTCGCTGGTAGTCAAAGACTACGAGCAGTGGCACAAATAAAGAAATACAATCAAGACTTTAACTTGAACATAACTGTTCATAGATTTTTAGAAGATTGGCATAATTGTTTTTATCTTTGGCCTGATGAGGAGTTTAGGAGTAAAGCTATTGCTATATGGTTTCAAACCCAAGAAGTAGTGTTTAAATCTCTTTACTACAAAGAGAATGAAGATAAAGACGGAACATTAATGACCGAATATGAAGATATCGGTGAACAACTAAAATGGAAAAGAGATGGAAAAACTGGAGCAAATACTGTTGAATCTTAGTCTAGCAGCCTTTCCTTTCTTAGTAATATTCCTCATAGGAGCAATGGTACTAGGATAATGAGAGTAGACGAGCTTTTACAAGAACAACGAATTGAGTTCAAAGTCTCAGGTAGAGACTTTGTTGTTAAATGCTTAAGCCCTGACCACGAGGACAGCAATCCAAGTATGCGTATTGATAGTATCACAGGCATATTTAATTGTTTTTCTTGTGGTTTCAAGGGTAATGTCTTTAAACATTTTGGTGCTGCAGCTAACTTTCTAGAGATTAAGAGACAAAAGTTGAAAGAGTCTATAGATGAAAAGCGTTCAGCAAATAGAGGTTTTGAGTTCCCCAAAGGTTTTTCGCCTTACGTAGGCAACTGGCGGGGTATTCGACCCGAAACATATAAGCACTTTGAAGCTTTTATGCATCACGAATCACAATTTAATGGAAGAATAGTATTTCCAGTTCGTGATATAACAGGAAAGGTGGTAGCCTTCAATGGTCGACATATGACCATGACTGAGATACCCAAATATCTCATCTACCCTCCACAAGCAAGGCTACCACTTTTTCCTTCTTCAGTTCCTACAATAAAAGGTAGGGTAATACTGGTAGAAGGAATATTTGATATGATAAATCTTTATGATAAAGGTTTAGCAAATGCAATTTGTTGCTTTGGCACAAGAAATGTAGACGCTGAAAAGCTAGCCATTCTCAAAATGCAAAATGTGGAAGGAGTAGATATAATGTTTGATGGAGATGAAGCAGGGCAGAAAGCCGCAGAAGAAATAAAAGGGTTAGCAGAAAGAGTAGGACTAACTTCCAGAAACATTAACTTAGGTAATAACATAGACCCAGGCGGTCTACCAGAGTTGAAGGTTACTCAACTAAGGAGAAGGTTATATAGTTCTTGACATCGCGTTTAGAATTTGATATAATATATATAATAAAAAAGGGAAACAAATGACAAATATAGCATTAATAGAATCTAAAACCAGTAGAACTAACTGGGAAGAAAGATTTGATAATAATTTTGAAATAGAGAGATTTGCTCTGTGTTCAGACCATACCAAGAAGAAAATTCTAAAGGCAGATGTTGACATAGAGATTGATACTCATGCATACGACTGGATAATTGTCGTAGGCTCAGAGGCACTTAAGTTTTTTACAAGTGTTAACTCTATAACAGAATATAGTGGTAAGTGTGTAGATGATAAGTATCTACCTGTAATAAACCCAGCTATGTTGTCATTTAAACCTGAAGCAAAACCTTTATGGGATAAAAGTAAGAAAAACATTATTGATTACATAAATGGAGAACTAAAGCAACAGAAACTAGATGAAGATAAGTGTTATGGTATTCAAGATACCGCTAAACTCCATAAGTTTTTGCAAGATGCTTTAGACCACCCAAATCAATTTGTAGGTCTTGACTCAGAAACAACAGGACTATATCCTAGAGATGGGTATATGCTTGGTATGAGTATATCATATGAGAAAGACCACGGCGCTTACATAGACACAGAGTGTGTAGATGAAAAAGCAGAACAGATGCTACAAGAACTTTTCAATAAAAAGACTATAGTATTTCATAATGCTAAGTTTGACTTGGCTTTCTTTGAGTATCACTTTAACTTTTCATTCCCTAAATTTGAAGATACAATGCTACTGCACTATTGCTTAGATGAAGTACCAGGAGGTCATGGTCTTAAGCAACTTGCTATGGAACATACTCTTTATGGAGATTATGAGAAACCTATGTATGACTGGATAGAACAGTACAAGAAACAACATAGAATACTCAAAGCAGACTTTCAATGGAGTTCTATACCCTTTGATGTAATGAAAGTATATGCGGCAATGGATGCAGTAGTAACACTTCTAGTATTTGAAAAGTTATACCCAGCAGTTAGAAAGAATGCAAAACTGTTTAGTGTATATGAAAATATACTTATACCTGGCTGTAGAATGTTGACAGATATTCAGGATAATGGTGTGCCTTTCGATAAGATGAGGCTACTAAAGGGTAGAGACTTGATGCAAAATGATATTGATGAAGCAGTAGCAAAACTATACGAGTTTCCTGCTGTTAAACAATTTGAAAAAGCAAAAGACAAAGAATTTAATCCAAACAGTACAGTACAGCTTAGGTCACTACTGTTTGATTTTGTCGGGCTAAAACCCACAGGCAAAAAGACTGGCACAGGTGCAGATTCAACAGATGCAGAAGTGCTAAAAGAACTAGGAGAGCAACACGAAATTCCTAGACACATTCTTTCTATTAGGCAAAAGTCTAAGATTAAGAATACTTATTTAGATAAAATCTATCCACAGTTAGATAAAGATAGTAGATTGCGTACAGGCTTTAATTTGCATGGCACAACCTCAGGTCGTTTATCTTCTAGTGGCAAAATGAATATGCAACAAATTCCTAGAGATAATCCTATTGTGAAAGGCTGTATCAAAGCTGCTCCAGGACATAAGATTGTTGCAATGGACTTAACAACTGCAGAAGTATATGTGGCTGCTGTATTGGCTGATGATAAAAACCTTATGAAAGTATTTCAAGATGGTGGTAATTTTCACAGTAACATTGCTAAGTTAGTATTTAACTTACCTTGTGAGGCAGATGAAGTTGCAGAGCTTTATCCTACAGACAGACAAGCTGCAAAAGCTGTTACTTTCGGTATTATGTATGGTGCTGGAGCTAACAAGATATCTCAGCAAGTTAGTACAGATTCAGGTACTTTCTTTAGTAAAACACAGGCTCAAGAAGTTATTGATGATTACTTCAAACAGTTCTTTAAACTCAAGAAGTGGATAGATTTATCTAGTAAGTTTATTATGGATAATGGATTTATTTATGGTGCTACTGGCAGAAAGAGAAGATTACCAAATGTTAAATCTGACAATCAAGGAATACAAAGTCATGAAGTCAGGTCAGGTATGAACTTT